TGTTCAATATATGGTTTCTTTACAAACGTACATACCAGTTGTGTCTTCAATACCTCTCTCTCATTTGTTCCCGAATATTTTCCATCACTTCTCTAACTACGACCGGATTATCAATCTTTTCATTTAAAATACCTAAAAGGGCATAAAGATGTTCCTCATTTTTCAAATCTATTATACCAGATGGTATTTTTTTAGACCATTCTTCTAAAATATCTTCTATAATTTTCATTTCAAAATTCCTATTGAACGTTATTCTATGATTATAAATATGGAGTTATACTACCAAAATCACTACCGATGGAGCATTTAGTCGTCATATCGTCAGTTTCAAAAGCACGTTTTAATTGTGGTATCAATTTTAATTCATCGGGTGGAACGTCAAATACAAAAGCATCGTAAAGATACATACAAAGTACAGTCTTTTTGTTAGACATTAAAGACAAAATTTTGTTTAGTTTACGAACATTGTACTCAGTCTCTAACGATTGTAAAAAATAATTGAACACCTTATTTGGTGTTGGATTTTCTATTTCACGGAATCTCTTGTGATAAAAATATGACTCTGTATACCCTTTATTGATATACTCGTCGTACAACTCATCAATCATTGCCTGAACTCTTTGGAAGAATGGATGTTGAATAAATTGGTCTGTAATTGTTCCATATATGTTTTGGAATACTCGTGACTTTACTTCGTCATATGGAATATCAAGATTCAACTGTTCTTTTATTTCTTCGTATGGATGTTTAGTAAAATTGTAGTAAAGAATCTTTGCCAATAACTTAATGTGAAATGCATCATAGTCAAACTGGACAATCTTTCCTCCTTCAAACCGAGAATGAATTTTATTACGTGTACCGTCGTTTTTATTCAAAGCAGAAAAGTTAAAGTTGTTCCATGAGTTACTTGGTCGAGAAGTTGCGGTATACCACATATAGTTTTGTTTCTTCATCTCATCACCAACAGGGATTTCATTCGATTCTATAAACTTGAATGTATTTGTAAAATCTTCACAGTAATCTATACATTCTTTGGAAATCTTTTCTGGTTTATAATATGGAAGAGTAAAGAGAATGACATTCTCGGCAAACTCAATCAATTTAGAAAGTGGAATTATCTTGGTTAACTTTTTAGAATCATAATACCGTGAGTAAAAATTCTCCATGACATTTGTATAGAATTCTTGTATATTTACATGGTCATGTATGTAATAATGAAGAAAAGAGTTTAAGTCTATACCACCGTCAAATGAATGGTACAACATAGACTTCTTATTCAATACAAGAGAGTTTGGATGAATTTTTATAGAATCTAAACTGTAATCCGATGTTAATGCATCTGGGTGTGTGAAGTTTATTAGCTTCGTATCACCATTAACAAAATACAAATACAGACCAACTATTTCCGAATCAGACGAATGGAAGTTATTGTTTGAAAAAAATGGAATACAAATACATGGATTATCTTGAAACATTATTTGATCTCGACTTATCGTATATTGAGTGTTCTCTTGGGTTGTTTAATATTTGTCTCAATATAGGAAATTTTTTCGAGAATCTAACAATAATTCTATTATTCGTATCAACAACACCTGATACTTTAAGAATACCGTTCTGATATTGGTCGAACTCTGGACCAGTTAGTTTCCACGGTATTATTATGTAGTCCCACAGATATTGGTTTATACCAACATTGTCTTTATTAAAATCTTCAAGTTGTCTTGAATCCACTTCAAATATGATTTTATTGGGTTCATTTCTTTTATACACAAAATATCTATCCATACTACCGTCAGCAACTTGGTCACTATTTGGAACAACTTTAACGGCTCTCGGTGCAATGTATTTCCAAGTTTGTTGTGAACCAACGATTGGTAATTTTTGACCATTATAAACTGTATAATTTTTTAAATCCAAATATCTAAAGTAAGCTTCTGGATTGTCCTTGTAAACTACTAATCGGAATGACCTGTTTGGATCCCACTCTCGTTCACTATAAACTTCTCCGTTTGAATATTTGTGGTAGTAGCCAACATATTCTCTCCAGTTATCTAAAAACATCCATTCTTTACCTGATGTGTATAGATTTCTTTGGATTTGACTTTCTGGATAATATATCTTTTTACGAAATGCCATACTTCACCTTACTTCTTAAATAATATAGAACCGTCACCGGGTGTAATTGTACCGTTCTGAACTCCGGTTCCTGTTCCTACTCCACTAACTCTTTGTGGATTTGTTGTTGTAAATCCGTTTCCAAAAGTAAATTTTCCAGCTTGAGGTGCAGTTTGTTTAACCACCGGAGTTGAACCCGGTGCAGATGGTAATGCTCCTTGATTTTCAGGTCTTGCCCACGGTGCAAGTAAATAACTTGGGGTGTTTTGATTACCCGTTCCTTCGCCATTTACTTGTGGTGCACCATCACCAAGACTTGTTACTCTAGCAACTGTTTCTAACTGTGTAGTCCAGTCTTTATTTTCAATAGAGTGTATTATCTTGGTTACAGTAAATACCATTTTATATGTTGTATTGTAAGCAGATGGTATCATTGTAGTTGATAACGTATCACCAAACTTAAATCCATTTATACCATCCATGTTAACAGAAAACTTAACTGGATAAATTGCCTTATTCAACCAGTGGGCGTCTTGTGCATTCGATGTTCTTTTTATCTTAACAAGAAATCCACGGAGTTCTTCAGACCATTTGTCACTAAATCCACTAGCCATTCCATCAAATCTTAACCGTGATATGTTAGTTTTTGCATCAACATATTCTGTATCATATGCAGCATTATCTCGTTGTTCTTTTGTTGCGATTCTAACGTTAGATTGTTCTGGCTTTGTATTACCACGAGCAGCAGTAAATGCTGCCATTGCCATTGCAGGTGGTGGTTGAGATGATATAGAAACACTACGGATTATTGGCTTAAATATCGTCGGTTCAAACTTATATGGATTTACAGTCAATCCAGTATGAAGATTGGTATCTTCTATTGTAAGAATAGATTTTAAGTTTTGTCCAGTTACATTATTTAGTTTTGGTTCAAACAAAACAGGAGTTAAGTCATACATATCACCAGACGCATAGTTTATTCTTTTACAAAATTCATCCAACAATTTTGGTAAAGTTTTGTACGGAATGTTGTTTGCGTTGTCAGATATAAAACCTTCGTATGTACTTTTTACATAATCTGTTCCAAGTAATATCTCACCTATATTTATAGTACCTTCTTTCTTATTTGATGTTAATGGGTTTGAAGTATCACCACCTTGTCCAAATGGTTGTAATTGACCGTATCTCCCCATCAATTTATCTGGAAAATATACATCAACTGGATGAGAAGACACTACATCGGGTAGATATTGCGTTTCATTACCGTAACATTGAACCGCAAAAATCTGTTTTACTGGGTCATCGAATTGGTCTAATAGTTCATTTATAAACTGAGCAAGTGCACCAAATTTAACATACCATTGTGTTTTCGTTACACGAGAAGCATTTTGTGTATCACCACCGTCGGTTTCTTGAGATTCTTGTAAAGGCAATCCAATAGCAAAATAATCTAATTTATTGTTGACTGTACTTTCTCTTGGAACATATTGAGACTGTCCGTCTCCGAGTGCAATAGATGAACTCAATCTTGATAAATCTGCATCGATTACTTTTGATAAGTTACTACCAACCATTTCCTTACCAGCCGCATCCACAGTTTTAACTGTGTTATCACTTTTATTCATCATGTCCGCAGATATACCTATAGCAAGACCTGATGGAGAAATTATAGAAACATTTGCACTTACAGATAAGTCGTTATTAAAGTTCCAGTTAAAATCATAAACAATACCTGTAAATTCTCCAGTGCACGCTCTTTGATTGTGTGCATATGTACTCCAACCCCATCTTAAATTTATCTCTCGACCCGGTACAAAAAAAGCATCTTCTATACCACCAATATCAAATCCAGTTCCAGACATTCTTGGAAAGATAGTGAAACTCATTTGTGCTTTCATAAAGGAACCAAGTTGTCCTTCATTTGTAATATCTACTTTTGTTAGGAGTGGTTTATTTGGAACATTTCTGTCTGCATTATAAAGAGTCAAATTACCCTTTGTGTCTGACATAACATTTGAACCAGCAGTACCTAAAACAATCGACGGTATATGTAAAGATTTTACAATTGCCCATGCAGTTTTTTGATAACCCCACTCAACACTTTTTGGTGCAGATTTACCAACACTCCGCACTCTACGACCAACCAATACAGCTCTGTTGTTTAATTCTGATTGAACAAAACTATTTACCGTTTGATAGAATGGGTTTACATTATTACTTTTACCATCGGATGAAAATACGGTTGCCATATATTATCTTTCCATGTTTTCATTATCCATTAAGGTTCTTATACCAACATATTCATCATAAAAAGGAATTCTTATAACTTTTCCAGCAGGCACATTAAAACTTCCTTTTCCAAGATTATTTGCTTTCGCTATAACAAACCAAAGAGATTCGTCACCATAAAATTCTTTTGCCAATAAATCTAAACGGTCACCTTCTTGTGAAAGTATTTTAGTGTCATCCTGAGTTACAAAATCTGGATACATCACAGTTGATAGTCTTCTGACGTATTTTATGTTTCCGTCATTTTCGACTTTCTTTGAGTTATTAACTATTGTTGCGACTTCATATCTGTTTGCCATAATATATTCCTTATCTATCTATTCCACCATAAGGCGAACTCTCTTCACCCGGTGCATATCTATAAGTAGTTGTATCAGTTTGTGGGCCTTGGAAATTTTCAGGTAAAGATGGTTTAGTTAATGGATTTGTTTGAGAATCGTTAGATTCTTGTCTTGATGCAATACCATCACGTTCTTCAGGATTTACCTGTGGTATAGTTGATTCAGTTCCGGGTGGTATATTATAAAGTCTTCTATTTTCCTGAGTATCAAAGTTTTGTTTGTTTCCAGTTTCATCAACATCAAATGTCTTAAAGTAATTTACTCTAACATCATCATTTGGAATCAAACCATTTTCCAATTTACCAGCAGCACTATCATCGAATAGAGAATACATAACACCATTGTATTCTGGTCTGTAAACTCCTATCGGTGTGAATGAACACTCAGCACGTACAGTTTTTGGTAGTTGTAAAACACCAGGTGATGATTCATCTCCAGTTTGTCCAAGAAGATTTCTATCATCTTTTAGTTTTGCAGTTTCCCATGTTGTTTCACTATTATCAAAACTGTATCGAATACTTGTCATAAATCCAGGCATCTTTCTATAAAGATTACCGATGTTCAAACGAATTATCGGTGCTCTCATAAATCCACCCTTCGTGTATTCAGGCGCAGTCCATGATGCCAGATTATTTAGTTTTCTCCACGATGCTTTCATTTCATCACGAGAAGTAATTTGTACTGTGAAATCAAATGTTATATCTCTATCATATCCTTGATAAACATAAAGAGGGTCTGCTCGTCCCATGTACTTAATAGGAGTCCAGTCTGAATTATGACTATCTGATATGTTTCCAAATGTAGCTCTGAATACAATTACTTCCGCAGGTCTACTTTGAGTACCATTTATAGTTAATCCTGTAAAGTAAAACTCTACTAAATCTTCGGCACCGGGTAAATTCTTGTTTTCATAACCACCAACTTCATATACGAGTTCCTTTGATATTTCAAATTTACCACGTTTGTAATCTATGATGTTTATTCTATCTCCACGGAATTCATTATCTGGATTTTTTAATCTTGGTATAGAATGTCCTTCTTTTGCCTTTGCATAAGATATTGTATTCAAGAAAGGTTTATTTCGTTTAACACCAACTTTACCATGTTTTCCAAATCCAAATCTATCTTCGAGATTATTATTTTCGTAGTCTATTATCTGTGGGTCTGAAATAAAAGATTCCATTTGAGGATTATTTAAATCTAAATCTGCTCTAAAATCATTCATGTCCCCAACATTTGTTACCGAGTTCTTTGACCTACGTCTATCTCGTGTTACACCGAGTTTATCATAAGTTGCAGTTCTGTATTGCAAAAGTGGATTTGAAAGATTTGCATGAATAGGATTTACACCTTTTGCCAAACTCTCTGCTCTTTGTACTTGATTTGCGTCAACAGGTTTCAATCTGTTATCAAACAAATCATACTTTGGATCAAATGGATTTTGTTTTACAATCCTATCCACAGTTGATGGTTGTAAATTAGTTATATTGTTTGAATTTCTAGTTGTGTTCTCGTCATTTATTTCATAAGGACCACTTGGTAAATTGTAAGCAATTGTCCTTAACATATTTGATAAATTGAACGAATCACTATATGTTGCCATTGCGGCGTAGTATGTGTTTCGCTTTGCACTTAACTGGTACTGTGGTTCTTTTTGTTCGCCTGTTAACATCAACAATGGAGTTGTTGTGTATGTTGTTAAATACGGATGTGTTGCACGGTTTATCTGTGTTCCACCGACTCCAAACAATGATTGAGGACCGCCAAAAGTAGATGACAATCTAACTATACCAGTTTGACCTGTTAATTTTTTAGCCAGTTCTAATCCAGCTTTAGCAAAAGCAGCAGTAGTTGCATCAGCAGAAACATCAGCAGCAACAACAGGTTTAAATGAATTAGGTAGAAGTTCTTTCATCAATCCAATTAAACGGTTATAATCTTTTTGTCTATCAACAAGAGAAGGACTTTCTAGGTCATCAAACTTTTTATATTGTGGGTCGATGAATTTACTTTTACTTTCTCGTGCTAAAGTAGCATCTTCGTACCTATTCAAGTAATCCTTACTAAATGGAACTACACCGTGTCTTGGTAAATGTAAACCTACCCTTGCACTTGGTATATTCGCAATAATAGAAAGTGGATTAAATACTTGTGTTGCTGGTGCTCCCAAGAATGAACTCTCTGGTTTTAAAGGATTTATATCCACATTTGGATTCATTAACTGTAATCCAACTTGTCTTACATTAAACAAAAGTCCTTTAACACTAGCAGTCCATTTTCCAAGACGAATTGTATCTGCAAGTATTCTTTCTGTTTGTGTTACAACACCACCTCTTATTATACCATCGTCAAATGTTACACCAAATCCCCAACGTTGATTTTCAACTTCACCATCACGTTGAATACCACGGACAACATAAGGTTGGAAGAAAAATGCCGGCTCTGAATTAACAGATTCTTTTTGTAGTTTGTATTTAGAATACTGTAAATCTAAAGGAGATGGTGAACGTCTTGTTGTTGCCCATTTAGTAACAAATCCAAGATTCTCCGTTCCTTCTTTCAATGCTCTTTCATACTTCTTGAGATATGAACCAGCTTTTGCACCAGTCTTTATTTGACCGTCTGGTATTTGTGAATCTAATGTAGATACAAGTGTACCATCTATCCACGGTCTTGGTCCTAATGATTTTGGTGCGTATTTCTCGTCTTTGTCTTTTGTTGTTTTCATTCCACCACGAATTGCACGAGAAACTTCAATTCCCAATCGAGTACCAGATTCTGCATTGTAATTTAGTAACGGAGATATATTTGGATAAAGTGTACCATCAAAAGTTGACATATTAACCATGAATCCAGTTCTTTCAGATGGAGTGTAACCAAAGAATGAAGTGTATGGGACTCGTCTTACCGATGAACGTAAAGTTGTTCCTGCAAATGAAAGTGAGGAATATTGTTCAGACAATTTTGTTTCGGATTTATCTGAAAATAATCTACTAAATCCTTTTATTGCATCTGGATTTTTTCCTGGAATATAAAAGAAGTTTACTTCTGGTGATTTTTGTCTATCTCCTACCCACGTAAATCTACTAGCTTTTGGAACATACTTACTGTCCAAATATTGAGCAAGTCTATCGAAGCCACTTGATGGTGTATCATTAAAGAAATTTGTTTGAGGTGCATTTAATCTGCCACCAGCAAAAGAATATCTCGATACATCGGTTTTAAATTCACTAACTTGTGATTGAGCAAACGTAGTGAATCCTGTATTATTTACATCTAATAGATAGTTTACAGCATTTGCCTGTCTTGATGTTCCCTTGAAAGAAAATACCGAGACATCTTTCTTAAATTCACTTACTTGTGATTGTGGAAAAGTTGTAAATCCATTATTAGATTGGTCTTGTATAAAGTTTACACTCGGTGCCTGACGTGAACTTCCTTTGAATGTAAATCTACTTGAATCATCTGAAAAATTTGATACAAGAGGGGTAACTTTTGTTACAAATCCTGTTGAATTTGTATTTGTGAAATAATCAACGGGAGATGGTAAAGTTCCTTTAAATGTAAATTCAGAACTATCTTTACTAAACTTTGTTTGTAGTTTTGTTATAAACGTAGTAAATCCTTCTCCGTTTACATTTTGGAAAAAGTTTGTTGCAGGAGATTGAGAATTACCACCTTTCCATGTAAAGATAGAACCATCTTTTTGATATTCACTAACAAGTGGTGTTATGAACGATGTAAAGTTTCCAATCGTTGAGGCATTTAACCTATTACCATCCCAATCAAGTAACGATGAATCTTTCTTGTAAAGAGAATTTAGTGCAACAGGAGATACAGAAAATCCACTTGTAGTGTATCTTCCACCAACATCAAAATAATTAACAGAAGGTTTTCCAGAAAAACCGTATTTAGATGTTTCATTTTTAAAAGAAGTGTTACCAATCACTGCAAATTTCTTAAAACCAACCCCGTTTACATCGGATATAAAATTGACTTCTGGTGCTCCATTTCTAGAACCCAACCAAGCAAATTCAGAATTGTTACTGTATTCTGTAAGTCCCTTCTGTGGTTTTGATGTGAATCCGCTTGCATTAGAGTTTCCAAAGAAATTAACTTCTTGTGTTCCTTTTACGGAAAGAATTGACTTATCAGGATTTTCATTTCTACCGGACGGATTTGTTCTTATTGTGCCGTCAATATTTAGTGAACTGTTATCTTCTATTTGATTAGATTCTCCCGTGTACTTTCGTTTATCGTCCACAGGTCTTAATGGTTGAAGATTTTGTAATCTTGATGTTGTTTCAAATCTAAACGGTATTCCGTCTGGATTTAATCTACTTTCATCTTGTAGATGATTTGTACCATTTTCTATTCTGAATATTTTCGTATTTGGATTAACTACAAGACCTTGCTTTAAAGTCTCTGTAAATATTTCAGGTGATTGTATATCTTTATCAAAAGTTAATTGACTTCTTTCCAAAGCAATATCCGGATTTACCACGTTGTTTAGTGGAGAAATCAAATCTTTATTTATTAAAACAGATTGACCTGTCCTATCAAACGATAGTGGTTTTCCAAACACAATAGTCTTTGGGTCAGTTATATTGTCTCTGTACTCTTGACTATCTGTTTTTATATCAGGTGAAGATATTTCTTTGTTATCAGTTTGTTTAGTACCAAACACGTTTGCACTTTGTCCCGATTTATCTTCGGTTAAAGGAATACCAAATACATCTAAGCTTTGTCCAGACTTATCCATAATTGGAGATGGTTTAAGTGGGTCTGGACTTTGGTCCGACTTATCCATAATTGCAGATGGTTTAAGTGGGTCTGGACTTTGTGATTCTTTGTCCAATACAACATTTGATGAGAAAACATCAGGACTTTCAGATGTTCTATCCGAACTTTGATTTACTCGGAAAACATCCACTGGTGACATTTTATCCGATGAATTATTTGCAGGTAAAATATCAGGACTTGTATCTGTTCTATCAAATGTTAATGGTGCTTTATTTATACCGATATTTGGATTTGTTATGTTATCGGTTGCATCATTTTTATCTATGAATATCTTTGGACTTGATTCTTGTTTATTATCAGTCTGTTTTACAGAGAAAACATCAGGACTTGAATTTTTTCTATCAATAGTTTTCGCCAGTAACATATTCACTTCGATTGGCGATGATAGATTATTTGTACCACGTTCTGATTTTAGAATGAGTACATCTGACTTGTTCAACTTCGTTGAAAATGTGTTTATCTTTATTTCACCAAATTTTGAAGATACTTCTTCAGTAGAAGGTTGGACTATTGTTTTTCTTCTATCTTCAACATTTATAGGACTAAATCTAGATACAGAGTTTATTATTAAGTCTTTTGACATCTTTTTTACAACATCGTCTAATGTTGTAGATGACAATTTATTCTGTATAGGTTCTTGTTTTGGCTTGTTTATATTTGGTGAAAATGCAGAAACTCTTTCGGAAATTGGTTGAAATGAACCGAAAGCCGTTGAACCTTTTGTCTTTGAAGTTTCTGGTCTTGTTTCGCCAGAAGATTTGACATTGGCACGAAATTTAGATAAGTCAGATGATAGGTCTACTAAAGCCATTTATTTGCCCATAATTGTTACATATAAATATCAGATGTGATAATTATATCAACCTGTACCGGCAAGTAAATCTATTCCTCTTCCACCTGAACGTGTTACACCTGACTCTCTTGAACGTTGTATGTTTGTTCCGATAGTTTCTATTGTTCTGTCTCCAATCTTGATAACCGTCGGTTGATTTAGTCCACTAACCAACTGTTCAAGTAAGTTAATCATTTTATCAAGTTTTACGTTTGATTCATTCTTAACACCGATACCACCAGAAGGAGTTGATACGGCAGTTGTTGTTTCATTTGCGGTTTTACCAAAAAGAAGTTTATTTACAAAACCAACGATACCAGTCGGTTCAGCCACTTCCATTCTAACTTGAGATAATTCTTTTAGTTTATCAACATTCAATTTGTTTATTGCCTCATTTAATAACTGAATGTTTGAAGTTAGATTTGATATTGCACTTGGTGCTTTTGAATTAGCTGTTTCTAATGTCTTTATAAAATTACTGAATTTACTTGAAAACGCAGTAAGATTTTGTACTTGCATTTCACCTATGGTTTCAAAAATACTTGGGTCTATATTGTTGACGGCTTCAGATACCATTCCCATTAACCAAGAAAATCCACCAATTATTGAACCTGAATTTTTTGGAAGAGAACCAAGTGATGTCAAAAACTCTTTGAATTTATTTGCAAATCCAGTCATTGATTCCCATGATGAACTTGTAAATTCTTTTATGTCTTCGTAATCCAATTCTGAAAGTGCATCTTCGAACCAATCAAATATTTTATCCACTTGAAGTAAATTTTTCTGAATATCTGGTGTTGCTTTTACCAATGATAATGATTCCAATCCTTTATTGATATTTGAACCAACATTTGATAGGTCTGTTTTTGCAAGTTCTGCAAATGCCTTTACATCATCAAAATCTAATTCATCGAGAGAATCTTCCAACAAGTCAAACGTAGTTTCAAGTTGACTCCAATTTATATTCTCATTTATACCGACCAATGAATTTATACCTTCGACTAAATTAGAACCAGCTTTCTTCATTTCAGCTTTTGCCAAATCTCCAAATGCAATCAGGTCATCAAAATTTAATTCATCCAAAGCATCTTCTAGTTCATCAAATGAATCTTCAATTGCCTTTATATCTAATGCCTTTGGAACCTTAGCAAGTTCTTTCAATCCATTTACAATGTTCTTTCCTGCCGCACTCATATCTCCTATTTCTGATAGGGACTTGAGTCCTTTACCTAAAAGATTGACACTAGCAGCAAACCCACCAAGTGCAACCGAGGCAACTCCAAGTGCAATAGAACCAAGAGTTATAGGTACTGATGCAAGACCTAACAAAGTGAATGAAGCGGCTACTTTAGCTAAAGCAGTAAAAATACCATCAAAGTTTTTCCATTTTATTTTGGACAGTATTTCCAAACCTTTGGCCGCAATAAGTAATGAAGCAGAAAATAATACAAGAGATGCACCTAATGCCACAAGTCCTGTTGCAGTTACTCCACCATCTGCCATTACAACTTTACCCAAAATAGTAAGTACAGCGGCAACACCAAGTAATGCTGACATTACACCAATACCACCGAGAACTTCATCCCAATTTAGTTTTGCAAACTCTTGGAAAGCTTTTGATGTTATCCAAAGAGCACCGGCAAAAGCAATTAAAGATATTCCAAGTGCAACAGCATTTTGAGCAAACGGTGTTATACCAGAACCAAACGATGCTAGTTGACTACCAGCACCACCAGCTCCACCAAGACCACTTGATGCATTGGCTATTTGTTGAACTCCTCCTGCAAGATTACTTGCGGCAGATGATGCACCTGTTAATGAACTTGTTAAAGCTTTGACTCCGTTTACAATCAAAGCCTTTCCTACAAAGTAAGTTGCTATTGTTGCTAGAAGACCACCTATTATACCAACCGCAACTCCAGTTCCACCAAATAACTTGTTGACGTATGAAATACCTGATGCAAGTGCTTTACCAGCAGAAACAAGACCATACATAATTGTCTTTATACCTTCGACTGTACCCTTAATAAACTCGGCACCTTCAGCAGAATCTAGAAAGTGATGAACTTGTTCAAGAAGTGGAGCAAGTGTTGAAGACAAAGTTTCTTTTATTTTTGTCATTGCATCACTTATACGTTCATTTATCGTTGCTACTTCTTTTTCTTTTGCAAGTTGTGTTACATAATCTTTTAGTTTACCACTACCAAGTTTTTCGGATTCTTTTCTAAGTTCTTCTGCATTTTTAGCTTGGAGTGCATCTAATTTACTCTGACTTATACCGAGGTCTTTTAACTTTTCTTGAGCAATCAAAAGTTTTGAAACTTGGTCTACTGTCATACCGAACGCTTCTGAAATTGATTTTCTCTGTAAGAAGTTCATCTTTTCAAATTCAGCGGCAGAACCAAGTTGATTTAACATTTCTTCTTGTAACGATGCAATATCGTTGTTAAGGGCATACTGACGTGCCAGGTCGAAGTTTATATTCTTACCTGTAAGAACTCTTGCTTCCATTTCTTTTTCAAGGGAAGTTTCAAAATCAAGTATTCCTTCTCCGAAATCTTGAACTTGGTCTAATTCTATTCCAAGTAACTTTGCTTTTTGTGCAGCTTTAAGAAGTTCTTGTCCACCTTTCTTAAAGTTCATTACCATCGTCGGTGAAAGTTTCGATATTAACATTATAGAAGCTTTTGTTCCCAAGAAACCTTTACCCATTTTTATACTGTCTTTTACAAGTTCACCCATTGATTTTTTAGTCATTACAGATAAACCGTGTAAATTACTTACTTCATCAGCAGATAAACCAAATTTTTCTGTTAAGATAGTTGTGTCTTCGACGAGTTTTTTAGCTTCTTCGTTTCCTTGTTTTAACAATGGTACAAGAGAAAGACCATTTAAAGAATTTTGTGCTTCCTTGATACCTTTAGCAACTTCCATAGAGTTTACACCAACAACACCCATTTCTTTTGCAATGTCAAGTGATATGTGATGTATCTTATCGGCTTCTTCTCTACTAGCAGTAAATAGTTGTCCTATTTCTTTTAATTCTTCATCGAGGTGACCAATCGCATGAGATATGGCATAGAATATACCAAGTACACCAGCTATACCGAGTGCCGGAAGTGCGTATTTAGCAAATGAACCTGCCGCCATTTTAGCAACTGAAAATGCACTAACTCCAGCACTACCAGATTCTTGAAATGCCTTTGTTATCTTTTTCTTTATACTGTCTCTTGTTTCTTCTATTAATTTAGATGCCTTCTTACCGAGAATATGTCCTATTAGTCCATGACCTCCAAACTTATGGGCTAAATTTTCAATTCCACCAAGAGTTTTTTGTAGAGCACCGCCCATCAATGTATTTTCGGATAAAAACTTTTTCGATAAATCATTCGCTCTTTGTTGCGTACTATTTATCTCATTCATCGAATCAAGTCTATCTTTAATAAACTGTAAAAGTTCTTTTTGTTTGTTATACTCTTTTTCACCGAGAAAATCTCTTGCCAACTCAGTATCTAACAAAAGTTCTGCAAGTCTATTGTGTTCTTTTGATAAATCAACTATCTCAAATGAATCTTCAACTATGTTGTTAGAATTTGTTACAATATCTATGTATTTACTCTGAAGCTCATCTAGTAAGTCTCGTTGTGATGAGTATTGTTCTGTAAGAACTTTTGCTCGGTCGGAATCAGACTGACTTAGTTTATCTATCTTTTCTCCAACCGTTGCTATTAACTTAGCGTTTGTGTAAAGTTGTTGTTGAAGATTTAATGTATCTGCGTAATTTTCTAAACTCTGATTTTCGAGCGCACCGATTTGACCCAAAATCTCTTGTTGCTTTCTCAAAGCATCATTGAGTCTGTTTTGGCTATCTATTGATTCTGACTTATTATTTTCTTTTTGTTTTGCCATTTAGTACAACTATTACTTTTTACCCTTTTTAGCTCTAATATCTTTGAACTTTTCAAGTTTAATTGTGTGTTTTGTTGGCTCGATACACCCATACTTTTTACAATAATCTTCTGCTTGCTTTTCTGCTTTAGCAATACTATCAAAAACCCGTTGGGTTATCTTTTGAAGTTCTGGGTCATCCTCGAACATCTTCTTGGCTTTCCAGTATTGTTTATCGGTAATCCAATTAATTACGTGATCGATTATACCTTCACGGATTAATTTCATTTGTTTTGGTGTTAGTTTCATATAGTACCTCAAAATAAAAAGTCTTCATACCAATAAATATGAAGACTTTTAATAATACCATCTTATTTAGATGGTCTAGAAAATTTAGGAGCCGATGTTGATTGTTTGGTAGAAGCTTCTTGTTCTGCCTTATTTTTAGCTTCTATGGCTTTACTTACTTGTTGTATGTAAAATCTACGAAGATATATCGGCAAATTATAAACTTCTTCCCAACTAAAACCACCTTTTCCATAATAACACAAAGAAAATATCTCTTCGTGTAAACCTAGCTTATAATCAGGTCCCAGGCCAAAAAAAGGACACATCCATCGGAATCGTTAATTCCGAAGCCTCACCCGTTTCATCTGAAATGAATGTGAATGTCATGTCCAAATCTGGTGCAATGTCCCTCATGTATGCCCTGAGTGCCCGTGAGTCCTGTGCAAACAATTCATTATCAACAAAGTTATTAACTACGGCACGTCCTTTTTCACCGTCAACCGCAGTAATAATGTGTTTCAATCGAGTTGTAAGCATCCTATCCACACCACTACGATTAATTTGTTTTGTCATTGACTTTACTTCTTTGTCAATTTCATTCTCCACACCGTGTGTAAGAAGTCTGAAAGTAACAACTCGTTTCGATTGTGGTAATTCGAAGTCAAATTCATTCTTACGTTGCTCGAATAGAGAATAATCCACCTCCTTGTGCTCTATTTGAGTCAAATCAATAGTGACTTTTTGTTTTGTTCCTGGTGAACTTGGGTCTTCGATTTGTACTGTGTAATCTTTACCATAACCTAAAATACGAGCGGCAACCATAATTGCATTCTTGTCACCGAGATAAAGGTCATTATAATTAATCGGAGTGACGATGAGAGATTCAAATAACTTATCAAGAACAACACCTTGCTTGATAAGATTTTGAGATGTGAGAATATCTTCTTCCTTTGCAGTCATATATTTCATTTCCACAACACCTTCTGATAGAGGATGTCCTTCTGGGTAAAGTAAACCCTTTGATGGTAATGGTATAATTTCTGTTGGGAAGTTTGACTTTTTGGCGGCAAGTGGTTTGTGTTCTGCTATCAATTGAGCTTTCAACTCTGCATCTGATAGTGTTTCTCCACTATTCGGGATATTATATCCCGTTGGTAATTGAGCCATAACTAAATCCTAAAACTAAATGAAACAATATTGTTCGTATTAATAAATATGGGTATACCGAGATTTTTCCCGATATACCCACTTTAATTTTTTCTATAAATTAGAATTGTAGGATAGCGTAATCATATTCAAGTGTAAGTGAAATTTCAACAGGGTCGTCTGTACCCCAGTCCATTTCGCCCATACTTGTTGCCTGAATAAAGGCACCCTTCAAAGTCCATTCTTCAACCTTGTCACCAACAGGTCCAAGAGTATTGAATGTAATGTCTTTCTTATAGAAGTCTGAATAGCCATCACGACCTGTGACAGATTCGTGTGATAAACGAACCCACTCCATAACTGCCTGTGCAGCTGATGGTACGATTGGGTCATACAGCTTAATTGTTACTGGTTCCCACTTTGCTTTACCCTTAATCATTCTCTTTACGTTGATGTGTTCAAGAGTGATTGCGTTAAAGGTAACGTTCGGACGTGATGCACCTTTGATAAGGTAAGCAGGAACACCTTCGATATACATAATAAACCGGTTCGCAAGTTTCGGTTCATATGGGGTAAAGAAAATTTCGGTAGGATCGAGTAGTTCAGCCATTTATTTCTCCAAATTTAAAAATCTCTTTCATATAAATATAGTTCCAACGAGAAAATCATCGTCCAAGCAGTTTTACAAATTTTTCAGTTTCTCTCATGAGCTTGGTTACTGATTTTCCTTGTCTATTGAAACCAAAGACACCTTTCATAAACTGTGACATTTGTGTAGATGTCAATGAATCTCCATTTTGACTGTCTTCCAAATCTGCTCTTAATTTTCTGAGTACAGATTCTGATTCATTTAATTCTTCAATAGAATCTTGAGTATAATCCAAAATTAATCCTATTGATTGTTTTATTCGCGATACTTCTGATGGCGAATAAACATATGAGGTTCCTTCTTTTCTAAGTTCACTTAGAACTTTAGAAGCTTCTTTTAGTAGTTGTTCTCTTGATGATAGTTTCATTTTTATCTCCTTTTATAAAATTGGGGAGTATATTTCAACTCCCCCCGATTATTTCATTAGGCACCTGGGAATGCCGCACCTGTTGATTGAATGTTGAAGTCAAGAATGATGAATTCAGCAGTCTTCGCAGGTTGTAAGAACAATTGACCATAAAGAATGTTACGGTCGATGATGTCAGGCGTATTATTTGACTCATCCATGATAACGCGGAAGGCATAAAGACCTTGACGTTGTTGGATTGACTCAAGATAAGGAGTAACGATGTTTAAGAATCTTGTACGTGTTTGTGTTGTATTTTGTTCGAACACAAGGTAACGTGTAGCAGAAGCAATAAACTTCTTAGCTGCAATCAAGAGACGACGAACATTGATACGGTCAAGAGCAGATGGCTTACCTTGAAGTGTCTTCTGACCCCATACACATACTCCTGTTGATGGGAATACTGCGATTGGGTTGATTCTAGCATCGTATAAGTCATCACGTTCTGTTTGTGTCAAACGTGTCTTAACTTCAACAACTTCTGTAAGACCACCACGATTCAAACCAGCAGGAGCGAACCATTCAGCAGATACACGGTCATTGAAAGCCATAACACCTGGAAGAACAACTGAAGGTGGAACCCAAACTGGCTTGTTACGTTCGAAGTCAATAACCTTGACCCACGGATAGTAAGTTGCTGCGTAGTTTGTATCGAGACCTTCAACTGTTGAAACAGCTGTTGCGATGTTATCGTTGATACCAACTGTGTCCATCACATAGAAAGCATCACCACGGTCTTCACACATATCCTTTGCATATGTTGTGATTGGTGAATGTAATGAGTGGAGAACACCCGGTGTTACCAACATATTGATGTCAAACTCATCAGAGTTAGAAATCGTATCAAGTGCCTTCTTATATGATGTATAACCAGCGGCAGAAGTTGTTGAGATGTCAAATCCTTGAGTATTTCCTGCCTCGATGTATGCACCGGTCTTCTTTTGAAGATGTGGCTTGTGTCCATCAAATCCGCCTTGGAATGGAACCATGAACTTACGAGAATCAACTGATGTGTTCGTTGTAAGATTGATAGAACCAGTATAAGGAGATGTTGAAGATGGATAACTTGCACCAACATTCTGATTGAAGTCGCTCAAATAGAAGTCAACATTTGAACCAGTTGTTGATTGACTTGCTGGAATTGGACGGAGATAGTTAAAGTTATCTGTTCCGCTGAAATCATAGCTGAATCCGTAATATACACGACGGTTATAAGCTCCACCAGATGTTTGGTCTGATACGAAAGAAGCAGCACTTGGTTGTGTGAAGTCATCAGGGATTGGTGATGTTAGAGCACGGAATCCAAACGGTACAAGTGTTTGTGATATAGCTCCATTTGCAACTGCATCTGTTACTTCAACACGAACATACTTTGACTTGTTAGAGTAATCACCGTTAACAACAACCTTACCTTCAGATGTGATTGTTACATATCTATCACCGATTACACGAGCGATATAACGTGGTGAGTTCGGGTCAAGGTTACACTTGAATGATTCAACAACATTTGGACGAAGGTCGTCATCTTCATATGTAAATGGTGAACTATAAACCTTTGATTGGTCTACATAACGAATGATAACATCAAAGTCACCATATTCAGAACCAGCGATTGTACCAGCTGGACGAATGTTAGCGATACCGACCTTAACTTCATAGTTTGCATGAACACCGTGTGAAAGTGTTGCGAATCGGAAGAGATTTGTTGAAGCAGCACCGACCTTTTGTGAAGTGATATATGGTGTAAATGCTTCGAGATAATCATCTGTGAAGTCCCATGATACAGGGTTTGCAGAACCTGTTTGAATTTCAACGATAGATGCAGGGTCTGCGGCTAATGATGCAGATGCTGCTTTGGTGAAAGCAACATAGTTATAAACTGCGTGAGTTCCGTATGCACCATATCCGTAAAGGTCACCGATAAATGCGGTGCTTTCAGGATTGATAGACGCACTAAATGCAGTTCCGTTTTCACTGATAGCCTGACCTGTGAAGGCAGATGTGTCTGTTGTAAACCCACCAGAAACAGTAAGAACAAATGAACCACTTGCATTTGATGCTAATGATGAACTAGCAAATAATGAATCTGCATCGGCATTTGTAACTACGAATGTAGGATGAAGAACGGAAATTAACCGTCTTCCGTATGAACCACTTGCAACAAGTGCAATTGGATGTTTAAGGGAATAACCGCCTGAACCAAGAACACGAACGATAGTTGCACTACCGGCGTTGTTAAGATAGTTCTTAGCGGTGTATGGTAGGTATGATTGTTCATATCCACCACCAAATCTTGTTACGAAATCGTTGTATCCTTCAACTACCGTAGGAACAAATGCCGGTCCTTTGAGTGTTGGGCCTATAAGAGCCGCACCAATTGCACCGATTCCTTGTGGTAGGAATGAAAGATCCTTTTCGACCGTAAACACGCCAGGACTTACAATTCTTTCATTAGCCACTATTTATCTCCAAAAAAATGATATAATCGTCTCTGATATAAATATAGTCAAAAAAATCCAAATTATTGACCAGACGAAATAAATCTTCCGGAATCTAAATCAAGTACACCATCTCCATACTTTTCATTAAGATTACGAACCAATTCTTGTTCTTTCTTCTGTAATTCATCATATGTTGAAAATAAACTGGCACGTAGTTCTTTGACATCTGCCAATCTCTTTTCCAAAAGATGTAATTCTACTTCAACCTGACCTATTTGAGCTGTGGTCGTGGCGTAGTTTGATTGGAGTTCTTTTACGGACTCAATATCCGTCTGTTCAAATTCTTTTCCAACTTCTTCTGACATAAAAACCTCTTATTAAGTAATAAAACATTATACATATAAATATGTTTAAATTTCCGTAGTGTATACGTCTGGACTTCTTCCTATTGATTTATCCGTAAATGAATCATTTGGTGTTCCGTTTGAATCATATTCAGTCCAAAGACCAAATTCACTTTCAGCACCAAAGGCAATCTTATTTGGACCCACCACTCGTTTTGTTGTAACTTCTGTGGCAATATTCTTCGGTAATAAGTAACCATGTACTGTTAATTGAAAGTTTGCTCTTACTAAACGATCTTGACCAGTTGTATTTGAATCCTCCATTGTTAGAGAATCTATCATAGTTGCAAACTTAAAGAAGTTTTTATCGCCAAATGATTTACCACCATAATATACAAAATTTTCTATTATGTGATTCAGTTGGCTTTGATATTCTGTCCATAAAATAAAATCATATGTAACATCAACATAGTCAGGTATAGGGGTTACAAAATACTCTTGTGGTTTCTTCGTTGCATATAATGTAGAGAACCTGTCATATGGTGACATCTTTGAATACTTTTGTTTCATAACGTAAGCAAGTTGATTTGTTGTTGCAACCTTATTCCTACGAAGTTCTTGTTTCATATTCACACCGGAACGTCTGAATGTAATAAGGGGGACTAATGTTTTTCCTTTCTTATCTTTCAGATACCCGTTTCTTTGGATTGATGTCCATTTTTCTGAGTTGGCATAAAGAGTTGGTACTTCTATCGTTTCACCATTATCTTCCACCTTTAATTGCATTGTTTGGTCTATAAACGATTTTACTGCAAAGTCAATATCATAAAGTGTTACACCGAGACTTCTTGTCTTATCCTTATCTCTACGAACTTGTGTATGACGTGCCTGTCCTAAATCTATTCTAGGATTTTGTTCTGAATTACGGTCATCAATAAATGAGTCACGAGTTCTTTTTATTGGTGATTTACGATATGGAGATGAGTTTTGTGGCATTAGATATTATCTGGTAAATTGTTACTTTCTAAAATTCTTGGAGCAGAACGTATCTCTTCAACATGAATACGTGAACGTCTTGTCAAGTGTGTATTGGCTATAATAGAAACGTTATGACCCCATCTTTCGGTTGCAAAAGAATAATCAGGATTCTTACCACCGAAGTATTGATTTTCAAGTATTGTATCTACTTCCCAGTATTCTCCGTTATATTCGATTACATCACCAACTTCAACATAAGTTTCAACTTCTTTTAAGAGTTCACGAATAAATCCAAAATCACAATTCTGATTGTAATCCTGTCCAAATTCAGTTCCCTCGTAAGTTTGTTCTTGACGATTGATTAACGATGGTATCTTAATAGGTTGTAAGTAAACTTTCTTATCTGATTCATCATACAGATTTGTTTTTGTGTTTTCTAATGAAAGTTTATACAAACCAACTTCTGTATCTATAATGTCCACAATCAATTCCATGTTCAGTTTATGAACCAAAGAAGCATCCCGTTGTCCGTGAAATAATGGCATCGGTTTATCCTATGTAGATTTTTAAAGGAGTTGCGTTCAATGAAACATTTAATGATTCTACCTCTGCACGTTTTGCTTCAAGAAGTTTAGAACGAGTCATTGTATCTAACATAGTTCTTAATTGTTCTACAAGAGATTGTTTTTCGGTAGCAGCTGATGACAGTAGGTCTGCAGCATTAAGTGTTGTTTCTCCGTTTGGAATTGGTATACTTCCATACTTACCACGAACATATCCTAACATTTCTTTTGCTAGAGCTAAACCATACGTGTATATCCAACTCTTACCAACAGAGTTTATCTTTGAATAAACCATAAAGTCATACGGAGCATTTGACATATCAGATACCAATCCTGTAACACCAGATCCAGAAATTGGTTGGTTTTTTAAAGGATTGGAACGTTCTTCTTTTACAATATACTCAATCCAAAGTTTAAAGTCTCTGACAGGTATTGGAAATATACGAAGTTCATTGTTGATTATTTCAAATGAATATGAGGACTTTCTCATCATATCGTTGAATTCAATTGCCTGAACACGAAGTAAGTCAGCATACATAGGCATCAACATGAATGATACACCTGTTGAGTATGCACCGAATCCAAATGTATCTAACATCGCTTGATTACCCAAGTATGGGTCATAGAAACGAATAGATGCTGGTGGTGCATAGTGATGAACCTTCTTAATTTCAATAGAACCAGTTGGTTTATACACATCACGAATAAGACTATCTAAATTATATCTCTGTCTATTTTCAGTTACATCAATTGAAGCAGAATAGAAAGTAACGTTACCGTTTGTAAATGTTTCCGAACCATACTCTGTTGCCAATTGAATTAGACCACCCATGTTCGTTGAAACATTTTGGTGAGTCAAGTTATTGTCAACTGGTGTTCCCATAATACTCAATAAATTCTGTTGAATATTAAATTGGTTTACATTGTAGGAGTATTCGTATATCGCCTCTTCAAAGCAAGCATAGAAGTTTACATCTTGTAATTCAACATCTACTATTGGATAACCCAATCTTTTAGCACACCAATCTGCAAATGCATCAATATCTGATTGAAATCCAGCATCAGAATCGAATGTTCCGAACGGTGTACTACCTGTTGTAAAACTTGAACTACCAGGCCATATAGGAATCTCGGTCATTTATTTCTCTTATTTCTGTTCTTCAAAATAGTTCAATATATTGTCAACTATTGGATGACGATGATTTGTTTTTAGTTCGTACACACCAAGTCCAGGGACAGAGCTGACCATATTAAATAAATATGGAAAACCAGAGTCTTTCTTATTCTTTAAATCGGTCTGTGTGACATCACCACAAATTAACATTTTAGAATTTGTACCAAGACGAGAAAGAATCATCTCCATCTGTGATTTCGTTACGTTCTGTGCTTCATCAACGATAACACAAGCATTTACGAATGTTCTACCACGAAGAAATGAAATCGGTGCAATCTCAATGATATTTTCGTTTATGAGTTTCTCAATTCTTGGTTTACCGTATAACATATACATATTTGCATGAATTGGAGCCACCCACGGATTCATCTTTTCTTTTATATCACCGGGTAAGAATCCAATATCTTCGTTAGATACCGTTGGTCTTGTAATGATAATTCGTTCAACTTCACGATAGAAAAGATATTCGAGAGCAATTTGTGTTGCAAGGAGTGTTTTACCCGAACCAGCTTTTCCTGTTAAAACAGAGATGGTATCTCTTAATATATGAGACTTTACTTCTTTTTGTTCCCCATTCAGGGACATATTGAATTGTATCTTATTTTTAATTTGTTTCCTCCCTTTCTTTATACCTGAAACTTCAATACCGGCAACTTCTTCTTCGAGAATGTATTCTTCTGCATTTTCATTTATCATAAAAACTCCTACAATAATTTAGAAAGGGTTTCTCCTATAACTTTACCGTCTTCTTTGAATTGTACATAATCTTGTTCTATCATTTTTTCAATCTTATGTGTCCATTCAAATCCAACCATACCGACTAATTCTATACCTCGTGTAATTGGATAAACAATAGCAGACTTTGTTCCTCGTTGGACAAAGAATGCTCTTGTTAAAATATCATCTATGTTTTCTACTACTGGAAAGATACCACGTTCGGTTTGAACTGAGTCAACCAATCCCGAATAAAGTGTGATTGGTAAATTTTGGTATTCTTTAAATTCGGTGCTAACCCCGTCTTCGAGTGCTTCAAAGGTGGTTGATAGTTTGTTCATGGATTTACCTGTCTTGTATTTACCACCGTTATGACGTTGTAGTATAAAAGACCGTTGAGCTTTGTATTCACCCAATTGTTGCTCTAAAATGGTTTGAACTAATTTGGATTGAGAAATCTCACGGGTAATCTTACGATGTTTGTATTCACCGTATTTGTATTTCAAGAACCAAGACAGGAATACTCCCGTTAAGGTTACTGCACTTGAAACTATTAGTTGTATGTAATTTGAGAGTATTTCCATATCCTATAAATAGGATGGTTGGAAAGAAAAAAGGGTGTCATAAAAGACACCCTTGAAATTATCCACCAGTATTTGATGTCTGAGTATTTCCAGGATAACTCCTAAGTTTTCTACGGATATATTTAGCGTTATCTTGTAGTGGAGTCGATAGGGGTTCTCTCGGTGGTAAATCATATGGTCTGAATTGAAAATCAATATCTATAGGTTTATTTTTAAGGTTCCACCACGCATAAAACTGATTATAGTTTCTTACTATTGAAGACCATTCATTTCTAAAATCATATTGTAACCATGCATATAACCAAGTAGGCATAGAACCAGGTGCACCATTTGAATATTTTGGTGGTAAACAAAGTTCGGGTATAGAACAAATTTTTAAAAATCTTGGTGAAGGACTACAAGTTGGACAGGTTACATCGTTACATATACCATAAAGTTGACAATCTAAATCTGGTTCTGGTTCATCTATTTCGTTAACTTCGATTAAAGATTCTGCCAAAGTATTAATGTTATCATCATATCTAGTAACTGGTAAATAATCGTCAATAGGAGCGGGCACTGGTTTATTATGAACACGAATACCGTTTGCAATGTAGGTTGAATTCGGTTCAACACTTATATTGTAGGTAAAATCTTGTTTTAGAAACTCAATACTGACTATTTTAGTTCTTTCATTTTTGTCAGTAATTAGATAGTCGCCTACTAATAGATTTCCTATTTCTACAAATTCATTCTTTTCCGTCAAAACAGGGTGATTCTTTGTTATGTCCAAATACTTTCCATTTTCTAAACTATATCGATATAAATCAGAAACATTTTCTGTATGATGGAAGGTCTTTGTTACAATTGAGTTATGTAGATTTCCATTTTCATCAAAAGATATTACTTCATCTCCAATCTTAATTTTGGAAATTTCGATTTCCCCATTTGATGAAATTACTTTTGTATCATCAGAAAAACAATTTGTTTCACATTCTTGAATTTTTTCTATAAGTTTTTGATACACCTCTTCAGTGGATAATGTAACTTGATATTCACATCCTTGAATTTCTTTACCACTAGATACATCTTTATATCTTGTTAATGATTTTATTTTTGGTGAATTTGGAGACAGATTAGATTCCCAATCACTTCTCACTATCCCATCGTTTGGCCAGTTCATATCATTATAATCTTTTTCTGTATCTATCAATTTCTCCATAAAACAACAACCTTTACCGAAATTTGGATTAACCAAATCTAAACCATATTTCTTACGGATAAGATAGACTTTTTCACTATCACTTATTCCAGTTGACCATAATGGATTATTTACTTTATGTATAGATAGATATGGTGGTACTGTTAGTATAAGTTTCTTGATTCCAAATTCAGTAACACCAGATTTATGAGTTCCTGTAAAATACTTTGATAATGAATCAGAGCTTTTTATAGTATTTGCATCTCTTGCGTACTTATAATTTGGCAAAAATTCCAAAATCTTTGTTTCGCCTTGATTTCTAACTAATTCTGTTTTATTTTCTAGTATCCATTCAAAATATAAGTCATTTATCAATTTTGCATTAGTATATGGTATACCTTCGTGTAAGAAATAAGGGTCATACTGTTTAAATAATTCCTTTATAAGATTGTTAAAAATATCAAACGATTGTTCTCTATCAGATGTATGAATACCTAAATCAAAATGATTCGGTGCAACATCAACTACTCTTGGAGCAGGATTTATATCCGGTATTGGTCCTGTAAAATTTGATGACATTCGATATGATTTAAATTTCTGTCTGTCTTTATCTATTATTTGTTTTAATATTCGTGCGTCTTCACAACTTAAATGAGACCAAAATAAAGATTCCCCGTTTTTCCCCATCAAATCATCGTAACTTTTTATAATGTAATCTTCTCTTTTCTTTATTGTTTCTGATTGAACATCTTGATATGATGTTGGATTACCATTACTATCATAGGCAACTGGCAATTTCCCATCAGATGTTTTTTTTATTTTAATCTGACCCCCAGATTGTACATATGGTCCTTCGATATATCCGCCTTTATATGCATCAATAAATTTCTGTTTTAATTTTTCTCGTTTTTGTCCTAATTCTATATTGTCAAGAGTTTCACTTATAACTAAAAAAGTTCCAGTTACAATCCAACCGAATGCATTTTTACCTATACCAAGTCTCTCGGAGAAAGATCTAACGATTGCCGATTCCCATGCCCACAATGATATAATAGAATTTATACTTGTTGACGCAACTTTGAACCAAGCAATTGTAGTTTTTTTCTCCAATGCAGCGTAGAAATCCGCATACCATTTATACGCGGTCGATGAATATTTAAAAAACTTACCGTATATAATATCTTTTATGATACCATTTGCGGTTTCTGCCTTTAACCAAATGGAAGGTAAATAATTTCCACTTATAAATGTTTTAGATGTATCTAGTATTTTATGTGTGACTGCATATTGAAGTTGAAATAAAGCAGTCGCTGCGTTTAAACCCCAATATACCTGTGATGTACTTTTTGCTTTTAAGGCATCTATAGCCAAATTTTCGGCTTCAGACCAAAAATTCGGTATGCCAGAAATTTTTTTATCGCTAAACATTCGATAAATTGTTTTCTCATTTGGTATTTTTCTTCCATCAAAAAAATAACCAGAAAAAATTTGTTCAAATATTTTTCGTTGTTCAACGGATATTGAAAATTCTTTTTTACGTCTATCTATACCAAACTCGGTATTTACAAGAGCAATTGATTGTAATTTTTTCAGAGAAGTTATTGCAGCTTGAAAAACTATCAAATATATCTTGTACTCCAATTCTGTTAAAGTTTTACCGTCTCCAGAGTGTGAATCTAGCCAAGGTTTTGAAAAAACTGATGTAAAATCAGGTTCTATTAAAGTTCTTGGATACATTAAAGTTTTTTTATCAGAACAAGAACCCTTATATTCATTCGGAATAAATACAGAAGCATCAAAATCAGATTCAAATGTATTCTCCGGAAATGCTCTATTTAGTGGATTGTTTCCGTCAAAAAGTCCTATCCATGTTGATGGAGAAAATGGGTCTCCTATTTTTGCATAAACCCCAGTTCCTTGTTTATTCCATACACGTTCATGATATTTAAAATGAGGGTGGTTTTTATCAAGAGACTGTATGTTTGATATATATGCAATCAAATTTAAATTTTCTATTTCTTTTTCTACGACTTTGCCACTTTCAACTGCAATAGTTTTGACGTTTTTTTGAGAAACATTTTTAAATGACTCATTTGCAATTGATAATTTTGTTTTCTTCTCACCATACTCATTAATCACATCCTTAAAAGAACCATCTACTCCATAAATTACAGGCAAGATTTCTTTTTTATCTAGACCGTCTTTTATAGCATTCGAAAATATTTCTGCCTCTTTTATTAATTCTCTACCTTTAATTTCCGATTCTATTTTGAGGATGGAAAGATAATTTACTGGTATACCACCTCTTGGTCCATTCTGAGTCATTATTGTGCCGTTTGGTGATTTATTATCTATTCCATCAGATACGGTATCTCTTGAATCGAACCAATATGTGACATTTTCCATATCATCTAAATAACTATTAGAACCAAATCGTGTATAATTAGATATTGGATTAGTATTTGCATTACTCACACCACCCATCTGTATCTCGTTTGGTTCAGTATCAAACACATTATATTTAGATAGACTAAATCCCGTTGGATAATACTTCCTATTTTTTTCATTTGAATCATCAACAGCATGACACCATAAACCATAATACCAATAATCCATATCTTCTTTTTTATATTTAGCATCATCTAAAAATCTTTGATATGGGTCTATTGTTTTAGTAGGTGATGATTGCCCAGCAATAAAATGAAAATTTGCTCTTTCAAATTTTATAACTTTTCGTTCATCATTAGATGATGGATACTTTTTATTATATCTATAAAATGGCTCTGGTAATAAAAACTGATTTTCGTATCTCATCCTAAATGGATATTTTTTTTGATATACGTCGTCCATGTTTTCGATACGGGTAGGATTTATTCGTTCTTTTGTCCTTGTATTATATGTATGAGGTGGGTATCCAAATTTATCTGAATATCTTTGGTCAGGTGATGCAGATATTCCATGAAATAATCTCAAATAAAATATCTTTTCTCTAATACTAGGTATAGGAACTCCACGTATAGAACTAAACGGTGTTTGAATTTTTCCAGTTCCCGGAAGAATTTCATTATCACCGATACCGGGAATTGAATCACGGGATATGGAAATTAACTTACCGATGTCACCAACTTTTATGGATGGTAAACCTGTCTTATTTTTTGTTACAAATATACCATAATCATTTGCAATTTTTCTATATTCGTCATTTTCATGAGACGCTAACCATAAAAGATATAATGGTTCTTGCCGTGTTGATGTGTTAACAATTAAATTGTATAAGAAAGGGTCAAATTGATCAATTTTTGTAAGATTCAAATATTTTCTAGCAGAATCAACTGCTATATTAAAAAGTACCATATCATCATTTGATGTTGTTAAATTTGGAGTTTCACTTCCATTTTTTAACACATCAGCTAAAAGAAGTTGGCTAAGTAATACATTACTACATTCCAATCTTGTTCTTTTTTCTGCCATTTGTGAAACAATAAAATCAAAATCTGGCCATAAAAATAAAGACTCACCCACTCCAACAACATCTTTCAATTGAGATTTGATAATTTCAATTTGTTTTGATGCTAATGGGTGCTCAAAAATATCAGGATTTCCATTTATACTTTTAAGTATTTCGTCATCAGTTGGAGCAAAATTTAAAACAGAATCTACCCAGTACCATTTCCTGTGTTCCAACGGGTGTGCTTTAATAACAAAATCGGATGCATATTCTTTTCCGTTTTCATCATTACTCAAATCGAAATATTCGGAATTTAATATTGTCTGTAAAAACCTAAGTTCTATATCTGTAAAGTTTGAATAATCAAAATCGATAAATGCTCTATTTCCTATTTTTTTATTATAGGAATCTATTGTACCAGACCATTCATATTGTCCAAAAACAGAATCTAGTTGTGCAAATCTCATACAAAACCTATTTAATCAATTTATATAAATTTACAATCTGTTGTACCCACTTTACTAATTCAGTTGGCTTATCTTTGTATAGAATTGGTTTATTTTTCATCAATAAAGATAACTGATTGTAGATTTTTAAGTTTTTTTCTTTTTCAATCTTTAACTGTGGAGGTACTTCAAATTTTTCAGAAGAATTTGATTTATTTTTTTCTAATATGTTTTTCTGTCTCATATATTTAGTTCCTAATTATGGCATCATACTGAAAGATAATTCTTCTAGTAAATCGAGTATAAATCCTTTAATTCCTTTGCGGGCTGATTTTTTCTTTTGATCATATAGTTGACTCCATTCGGCAAATCTCATAGTCTTACCCGGATATTTTACAGATGGTATAGGTTCAAGTGTTTCTGCATCATAAACTTCTCCTTGTAAATCACCTTTTATTTTTTTTACAACTATACTTTCGAATACTCCAGTAGCAGGTCCAGCTGTCATATAATCCCACCAACTATCAATCAACCTTTCATTTAATTCTTCCCACTTCTTCATTCGTTCACGTTCCTTCAATTTTATAGGGTCATTGGTCGGTGGTAGATTCTTGAGAGCCCATTTACTTGTAACAGGTTTGTTTCTCCAAGAATCATTTTTCTTTTTTGATTTCGATGATTCATTTGTTTTATTCATACGTTCAATCTTTTTTGCTAGTTGTAATAATGAACGAACTTTTACATCTAATTCGTAGTAATCAGAGTCTTCAGTTAATGATGTACGTCTACTAACGGATTCAGATATTTTCTTTAATTCAATATCTGCTTCTTCAAGTAATTTTTTTCTGCTAGTAAGTTTCATTGTTATTTCCACTATGATATATCATATAAATAGTCATTTAATTTAAAATCATACACCATTTGACGTTTTTAAATTTGTACCCTTTGGTACTAATAAACAAGTACAATTACCGTCTTTATCTTTACGGAAATAGAATGTCCTAGATACACCGTACCAAATATCACTTTCAACGATAATATACATTTCTTGACCCGGTTTTAGACCATCACATCCTTGAATTGGGTCATTTAAATTCATTTTTTTGATAAATGAATTGTTACCTTCTATAAAATACTTGATTCTATCACAATCTAACGAGTTTATATTTGTTAATGGTATCGCGTCACCAAGATTTATTGTAATATCAGGTATTCTCGTTGGTGGAGTTGGTGTAACTATATCCGGTTTCTTACCACCACCTTCCACTCTCTTATCATCTTCTTTAACACGTTGTTGTATTTTCGAATTAATATCGGATAAAAATCTAGGCCATATTTGCATAATATAACCCTCACGTTCCCATTCCAATCCTGGTTGTCCCATAGAATACTGCCAAGCAATTCCTGTAATATCGAATACACCAGTTGGAACCGGTACTCTATATCTAGCAATTTCTGTATTTGCATTTATTCTTATAGGTATAACAAATCCATTTTCGTCTGCCGCATAATAAACCTTATTCGGTAAAAACTGAACTTTTGATGGGTCTAATTTTTCTTGTATTACAACGTCTGAATATAAACGATACCCATAATCTATTGGATGTCTATTTCTCCAAATTGGGCTTTCTCCCTTATAGTTTTCATATCTATTGATATAATTTGTTAGTGCCTGACGTCC